AGGTAGCTGTCGGGTGAGCCACCGTACCACGGGAAGAGTGGTCCGTTGCCAAACTGAATGTCATTCCCCTGAAATGTACCGCCGACATAAAAGTTGCCCGACGAATCAAACGCAATCTGTTGAGGTCTGGTGGTCGGCACGCCCTCAAGCGTCCCGGTCGACGCACCGATGCCACCGATGCCGACCGTCGCAAGAACGTTTCCAGACAGGGGACGAGCACCCACTGTGGCGACGGTTGCAGTCGACGTGTAGATCCACCGATTGTCCGGCTGGAACATGGTTTTGAACGACGGGGACATGAAGCGGAGACCACCGATTCCATTTTCGACCCGAAACACGTTGTAGGTCCGGGCGTAGACGCGCGTCACGGTGTTTGCAGTGACGGACGGCGTCGACACCTGAATGTCTCGGATGCGAGCAAGGTTGACGCTCCCGGCCACTCGGTTGTTCGCCTCTGGATCCTGTGAAAATGACACGAGCGTCATTGTTCGCTGCGGCATGGATGAATGATACCGGTACGGCTCGATCGCACGGGCCGTCCAGTCAAACACCTTTTCGTTGTTAAACCTGATTTCGACCGGCGTCAGTTGATTGTAGACGTAGGGCCCCGTACTCACGGACGACTGGTTCACCATGAAGAACTCCTTGGTCGGACCGGCAATTTCGAGCCCGAAGCGCACTTCCGGCGACTGGGTCAGTGACGTCTGGCTCACGATGTACTCGCGGGCCTCGATTTCACTCTTGTCAGGCATGCGGACATAGTCGACGATGATCGACGTCTGGAGTGACGACGGTGCAATTGCGATCGACGTATCCTGTCTGAGAACGTTCGGCGTTCCGAACGGAAAGCTGTAAATGTACCGGCCGTCAAACACGTTGATGTTGAACGCGCCCGATGTAACCACGGCAGTTCGTCCACCGGCTGACGTTGCACCGGTTCCGTACTCGAACCATTCGTAGGATGACGCGGACGTGAATGACGTGGCTGTGTTGTACCGCAAAAATACGCCATTCCCACTGACCGTAATGTACTGGCCGTCAAATACCGGTGATTTGAACGCTGCGGTGTTTGCACCGGCGTACACCACGCTGAGCAGCACGAACGAGTCCCATGCGCCCGCCGTTGCAAACGTGCCGCGCGTATCGTACCGGATCCATCGGCTCGTCGTCACGTCCGACAACCAGTACACATACCGGCCGTCAAATATCGAGGCGCTCAGGTTTTGCTGAGAAATGCTCAGCACCGAGTTGTAGTTGAACGCGGCCCATGAACCCGCGGTTGTGAATGCGGCGTTCGTGTCATACCGGATGATGAGCGTGTTTTGGTACTTGTCGGCAAAGTAGACGTACCGGCCGTCGAACGTCGGTGTCACCTGAAGATTGATGTTGACTGCGACGACACCCGTCACTTTGAGATCAATCGTGTCGACGCTGAGACTCTGCGTGTCGAAGCGATACACGGTGTTGTAGGCACCGGCGGCGTCGTTCGAACCGGCGTATGCGTAAATGTACCGTCCGTCAGTGCATGCCACGCGTCGAGGTATGCCGGCAGGGAACACGACGTACGATGACGTCAGGAACGTCGCGAGTGTCTGTGTCGTCGCGATCGGCACAGACACGATGTACTGATCGGTCGACACCGCAAACACTTCGCCGTTGATGACAAAGCTCGCCTCGAACTGCGCATTCGGACTCACGTCACCCATCTGAACAAACGTCGGAGCGACAAAGGGTACCCTTGGATTCACGAGCCCGAACATGTTGTACGAAAAGACGTAGATGTACGTGCCGTCAAACACCGCCGTGTTTGAGTACAGGGTCGGGAAGACGGGTGTGACGGTTGACGACGCGCTGTTCAGGAACCCGTAGCCGCTCAAGGGAACATCGGTCGCCGTCAGACGCGAAAACTGTTCGAACGCCACGCGAACCTTTACATCCTGACGGTACAAATCCCGGATCGGCAAAGCCATTTCGGGCGAGAATGGCAGCGTGATGTAGTACGTCCGGGGAATCTGTGCCGTGCTCGTGTCACCCTTGCCATTGAGCAGCAGCAGCGCCGCCTGATTTTCGTACTGAACCTCGAGATCCTGGCGAATTTCAATGTACTCACCAGTCACGACATCGAGCGTCTGACCGCCGACCAAAAACTCTGCCGTTCGAATGAGATATGTGCCGACCGAATCGACATACGTCAGACCGACCGGTGGTGTAAACCCAGGGACCCACCCACCTTGCTCGAGCGTGAACGGCGCCTGGAGAGTGGTTGTCGCCGCGTAGGTGACAATGCCGGATGTACCCAACTTTGTGCCGAGCTTGTCGTCAAACCCGAAAAAGGCGGTTTCGGTCGCCAGGAATCCGATGCGTGCCACGCTCGCCGCGAGGGTAAAAGTCAGACGATCGACCCCATTGTACGTCACGGCAGTCAGGTATGCCGACACGGGAAGCCAGGTCAGAACGGCCGATGAATAAAAAGGCTGGTTCGACCGAACCTGTAAAATCTCCAGCACATTGCCAGACGAATCGATGATATAGATGTACGGCTGGAACGTGGCTGAGCTGACAGGGTAGCACCACCCGGGCTTGCGATAGAAGAGGGCGGGCAACGTACACTTGAGCGTCATCTTTTGAATGAGATCACCCTTGGTCGGAAGCGTGCACGTGACGGTCGATCCGAAAAAGACGTTCGACGTGTCGAACGGCACCTCGTACGATTCGAGTACGTAGGGTTCACGTTTGCGATACAGTGTCAGAAAGTACGTCTGTTTCGGCATCCCTGTGAGCCACACGTCTTGCTCACCACGCGCTGCAAGTCGAATGCTGGCACTCGACATGTCCTACATGTAGGCAATGGTTTTTTACGGCGCGACACAGGCGCTCTGGAAAAATACCTCGAACTAGTAGTGAAATGGCGGCAAATTTGCAGCTCAGGAAATTTGACCCCAGCACAATCGCGGACGACAAGGTGTGTGTCTTCATCGGCAAGCGTGGCACTGGTAAATCGACCCTCGTGACTGACATCATGTACTACAAGCGACACTTGCCGGTCGGGATCGTCATGTCAGGCACGGAGGACGGGAACCACTACTACAAACAGTTTGTGCCCGACCTGTTCATCTACGGCGACTATAACAAGTCGGCGATCGAAAAGGTGCTCGCCCGTCAACGAACCATCGTCGGCTCGGGACGCAAGACGGGTGCTTTTCTGCTCATGGACGATTGCATGTACGACAAGGCGTTCATGAAGGATACGTGCATCCGGCAATGCTTCATGAACGGCCGTCACTGGAAACTCTTTTTCATGCTGACGATGCAGTACTGTATGGATCTGTCGCCTGATCTGCGTGCCAACGTCGACTATGTGTTTGTCCTGCGTGAGAATGTCATCCAGAACCGCGAGCGGCTGTACAAGTCATTCTTCGGCGTCTTTCCGACGTTCGACATGTTCTGCCAGGTGATGAACGCCTGTACTGAAAACTATGAGTGTCTGGTCCTGGACAACACGAGCAAATCCAATCGGATCGAGGATTGCGTGTTCTACTACAAGGCGCCAATTCGTACGGGGTTCCGCATCGGTTCAGACGCCATGTGGCAGTATCACGCCAAAAACTACAACCCGAAACACCCACCGGCGCTTCAATCAACATCTGGAACACCTATGGTCAAGAAGGGGTCGTCGACATTCACAATCAAGAAGGTCTAACGGTTTTTTTCACGGTCATTAATAAATGCTCCGCCGATCTACGTCCGCTCCAGCTCGTCTCGGTCGCTCCCCTTCAGCGATCAACCAGTTGGCTCTCATGCTGGCAAACCTGCGTCTTGGCGCATCACCCATGAACATAAACAACCCGCGTAAGCGTCGTCGCAGCCCGACAGTTCGTCGGTCGCCCGGTGGAGCTCGCAAACGCACTCGTCGTTAAGTACGCGCCCCAAGTCGCTAAAAAGACTCTCGCCGTGAATCAATGGAGAACATGGATTTTGGCTCAGGCGGTTCTACCATGATTCAGTACATTCCGACGGTTGACGATCTTCCTCCGCAGCAGCAGACACTCGATCGTCAAATGGGGTCGAACACTCGATCGGAACCGGTCGGACGCGGCGAGGTTCCTCCGGCCGGCCCCGGTGCAATTCCGCTTTTCCAAGACGAAAAAACTTCTGACCAGAATAATAACATGATGGATTTCTCGAGCTCGATCGCCGATGTTATGCCATCTGCTTCGTTTGACGATGAAGGTGATCGCTCACCAGGTGGCGTCAACTCGTCCACGTACGTTTCGCCGACCAACAACCGCGTGACGGCCGTGAGCCCGGGTATGATTGGCGCTTCGCCGTCGAAGAAGTCTGGTAACCCTCTGGGACTGACTGATGAGCAGTTCCAGGCGGCTGTGGCAGGTCTGGTGGCACTGGCGGCATTCTCCAAGCCCGTCCAGGACAAGTTGGCCGACACGATCCCCAAGTTCATGTCCGAGGCGGGTGAAATGTCCACGACCGGTATGGCGGTGACTGCCATGCTCGTCGCGGTTCTGTACTTTTTCGCGCTCAAGTTCCTGAAGAACCAGGTTTAAA